ACGATAAACAAAGAATAGCTATTGAAGAAGTTAAAAATAATGTTTGGAATCCACAAGACTTAGATGAGTTTATGAATATAGAACCTGAACTCATATATGCAAACAAACAAGAAGACTTGCCAGAACTATGGAATGTAATTAGAACATTCTCATCTACAATGAAAAACAATTCTAATATTGGTCGTAATCTTAACTTCATTGTCAGAGATAAACCAACTAAAAAATATCTTGGTGTTATTTGTATTTCTTCAGACTTTCTAGACTTAACGCCTAGAGATAATTTTATTGGATGGAGTAGAGAACTTAAAACACAAGGTTCAATGATTAATCATACAGCGATTGGTTCTACGATTGTTCCTTTACAACCTTTAGGTTACAACTACACAGGTGGTAAGTTATTAGCATTATTATGTTTAGATGATAAGATACAGAAACTATGGAAAGAATTGTATGGTGACACGCTAATAGGCGTTACAACTACATCCTTATATGGTAAAGCGAAACTTCATGGACTATCACAATACGATAGACTTAAACACTGGAAGAAAATGGGATTCACTGCAGGTTCAGTTAAGTTTGAACCAAGAAGAGTGACTAGAAATAAAATTAATGATTGGATAAAGAAAAATCATACCAGAAAATACTTTGAATGGTATGTTGCAAAGAAACCAAGTGGGCAACCACACAAAAGAGACCATAAGAATAGGTCACTATCATTTGCATATTCACAAATGAAAATGGATAAAGCATTAACACAATCAGCTCATGCCAGAGGTATATACTTTTCTCCTTTATACAATAATTCAGCCGAGTTCTTAAGAGGTGATATTACTGAAGACAAATTAGTAAAATCATTTGATACTTCGACTGAAGCTCTGGTAACTTTATGGAAAGAAAGATATGCAACAAAGAGAATTAGAAATTTAAAAGAATCAGACCGAGTTTCTACAGAAACATTATTCTATGATAACTTAACGGTGTTATCGTGGGAAGAAACTAAAGATTATTATCTAGACCAAGTTGGTCGGTAATAATGGATATAATGCTTGACTTGTGATGTCAATCATGTATAATGGTTACTTAATTGCGGTGGGTTAGTAGAACAGATTATTCTTCCCGTTTAATCAGTCAGTGCGAATCTGACACACCGCTCCACTTTTTGCGGAGAAGTAGTAGAACAGAAATGGCTTCCAGTCAATTCTTTAGGTGCGAATCCTAATCTCCGCTCCACTTATTGAGTTCTTTAATAAGTAAAACTTATCATTAAATTGCTAAAATAAAGCTCGAAAGTGCTTGACTTTTGCATGGAAATCTGTATAATGGATTACATGATAGTGAAAAAAGAAGACAATTTATTACAAGAACAGAAGTCTCAGTTAGCAAAACTGATGGCTAATGAAAATCTAACAATCGAACATCAGAAGATTTCTACTGCAAAGTTCGACCCTAAAAACAGAATATTATATCTTCCAATCTGGACTGATATGATAGGTACAACTTATGATTTACTTTGTGGACATGAAGTTGGCCATGCTCTGTATACACCCGCTGAAGGATGGCATGATGCAGTTACAATTAATAATAAAGGTAAGAATTATAAAAACTTTTTAAATGTAATTGAAGATGCTAGAATCGAGAAGCGTGTACAAAGAAAATATCCAGGTCTAAAAAAATCATTCAAAACAGCATATGCTGATTTAAGAGAAAAAGATTTCTTTGGTCTTCAAGGTAGAGACGCTAACAAATTAGCTTTTATCGATAGACTAAATCTTTATACTAAATCACAATATACTATGGCTCTTGATTTTAATGAAGAAGAAACTAAATTATTAGAAAGAGTTAAGACTACAGAATCATGGTCAGATGTTGTTAATGTTACGAATGATATATATGCATATTCAACTGAAGAGCAATTAGATTATCAGGACGAGATGATGTCACAAGAAGAGCAATACTTTTCTGAAGACCCTGATGATGAAGATTCAGGTTATGATGAATATGAAAATGATGATTCTCAAGATGATGACGGTAAAGACGGCAATAATTCTGAAAATAATTCAGATGATGATTCAGAAGAAGGTGAAGACGAAAATGAAAATAAAACAAATTGCGATGATGATGATGATTCAGAAGAATCAGATGAAAATGGCGAAATTACAGGATTAAATAGATTTAAAGATTCAGGTTACGAAGAATCAGAAGTTGATGATGGACCAAGATGTGAAACTGATGAAAATTATAGAAATAATGAGAACTCATTAGTTGACGAAGAAAGTAAAGAGTTTATTTACCTTGACTTTCCTAAACCTATCATGAAAAATATTATCACTCCTGCTAAAAAAGTTCAAGAATTATTATCTAACGATTTTCAAAACCAAGAAGTTGCAGGATATTTTAAGAAAGGTTACAAAGATGAAATCTATAATGACTTTAAAAAGAAAAATGATAAGTTTGTAGCTTTACTTGCTAAAGAATTCGAAATGAAAAAAGCTGCCAAAGTTTATGGCAAGAGAAGAACTGCAAGTACTGGTGATTTAGATATTAACAAACTTGCTTCTTATAAATTCAATGATGACATTTTCAAAAAGATGATGATTATACCTAAAGGTAAATCTCACGGACTGATTCTGTTATTAGATTATTCTGGTTCAATGTGGGATAATATTCAAGGTGCTATTGAGCAAGTATTAATACTTTCTAGTTTTTGTAGAAAAGTAAATATTCCATTTACAGTTCAAACATTTTCAGATACAAGTACAACTTGGTATATGGATAGAGATATAGAATTTGACAGTAAAACTTATAAAGATGGACTTGAAGATGTTTCATCTTTTGAAACTAAAGTTGGTACATTAAAATTAGAAAATGTTGTCTTAAGAGAATATCTTAATTCAAATATGAATAAAGCTGAGTATACTAAAGCAGTTCAAAACATGTTACTGTTAGCAAAATCATATGACCACAATCTTAGATATGATTCAGTGAATAGACCTTATACTCCAAAGAGTGAAAGATTAACAAATACTCCACTGCTTCAAGCATTAGTTGCTCTTGGTAAATATACTAACGAGTTCAAAGCTTCTAGAGGTCTTGACATTGTTAATTTAATTATTATACATGATGGCGATGCTGACTATTGTCATGACTACACTGCTTTTGGACTGAATGAATATCAAAAATATCCAAATGACCATAACTTAAAAAATAAATATATGCCTAAAGAAGAACATTTTCCACATGAACATACTAAAAGAATGGACACTCAAGAAACTAACATAGTGATTAAAGATGATTCAATAAGATTTACATCTAGAATTAAACAAGGACATTATAATACAAATCAAGTATTTCTTAATACTATGGATTGGTTTAAAAAGTTAACCGGTTCTAAAATTATTGGTTTCTATATTGTTGCTCCAAATTCAAGAGAAGTTAAAGACGCTATTTACAGACAATATGTAAATGAAGATGGTCAAACTGTTAGTGATAAAGGATACGAGAAGTGGGAATATCAAAAGAATATTGTTAAAATATTTAGAAAAGAAAAATTATTGGTTTCTCAAAAACCAAACTATGATGATTTCTACATGATTCTTGGAGGCAAAGACTTAAATGCTGCTGACAAAGAAGTTGAAGTATCAGGAAAAGTAACTGCTAACAAATTAAAAAATGCATTTATGAAAGTGAATAAATCAAAGGTTATTAACAGAGTTCTGGTGAGTAAATTTATTGATAAAATTGCTGCTTAAATGCTCGAAAGTGCTTGACTTTTGGTCCGGTTGTGTTATAATGGTTGTAGAAATTAAGTAATAACAGTGAAAAACCACTGAGTGAAATTAGGAGAAAGTATATTATGAGTGATTTAAATGTGATACGAAAAGAGTTTCTTCAGAAGCTCAAAGATACCGGGAAAGATTCGGTGTCAAGAACAGAACTAAACAAACTAGGCCAAGAAGTTGGTCTAAAAAGTTTCGGTTGGTTTACAAAAAAAGATGTAAATAAATTATCTAGAGGCCAGTATAAAGTGCCAGAAGATATTTCAATTGCATTACAACCAGGCGGAGCTAGATTAAAAGTTTCCTCTGCAAAAGTTATTCCTTTTGTGCCTACTAAAATTGAGATAGAAGATTCAGGAAGTCGTATTGCAAATGTTACGACTGAACTTGCTATTACAAATTTAGTTCCAGATGTCTATGACAACTATGTGCCTTTCGGCAACTTTGCAGATATTCTTTCAATTGTTAAATCAGGCAAATTCTTTCCTGTGTTCGTTTCAGGCCATTCTGGTAATGGTAAAACAATGTCTATTGAGCAAGCTTGTGCTAAACTAAAGCGTAAGTGTGTAATTGTTTCAATGACACCTGAAACTGATGAATCAGACTTACTTGGTAACTATGTGTTAATCAATGGTCAGATGGAATGGAGAGATGGTCCTGTTACTACTGCTGCTAGACAAGGTGCAGTATTATGTATTGATGAAATTGATTACGGCGCTCAGAATCTTTCATGTCTTCAACGTGTGCTAGAAGGTAAACCATTTTTGCTTAAGAAAAAAGGCGAATTGGTTGCTCCCTCTCCTGGGTTCACGGTCTTCGCCACTGCGAATACAAAAGGTAAAGGTTCTGATGACGGCCGTTATATGTTTACAAACATTCTTAACGAAGCGTTCTTAGAAAGATTTAGAAATACTTACGAACAAGAATGGCCACCTGCTTCTGTTGAGAAAAAAATTATTATCGGAGAACTTGCTAAGAGCGGTTTAAAAGATGATGATTTTGCCACTAAACTTGTTACATGGGCTGATGCGATTAGAAAAACTTTCGCTGAGGGTGGTTGTGACGAAGTTGTTTCAACTAGAAGATTGGTTCAAGTCGTTGAGACTTTAAGTATCTTTGGTGATAAAACCAAATCATTAGAACTATGTTTAAATAGATTCGATGATGAAACCAAGATTTCGTTCCTTGACCTTTACACAAAGGTCGATGCTGGCGATGATGCTTTCACTGTTGAAAATACAGAAGAAGAAAAAACAGATGAAGAGATATTAGAAGAGCTTAAAAGTGATAATGAATTACATCCATCACAACTTACTTAAATAGAATACTAGGCAATAGAGGTTAAGTTTGCCTCATTCAGTCTAGTTTTCTGATATAATTATACAATCAAGTGAAAGATTGCACGCTTGATTGTTTTTTGTAATGCAATCAAATACATCATGGAGTTTTTTATGACTAGAGTATCAAAATCAGGTAAAGCTAAAATCTTAGGTTACCTTTCAAAACCAACAGGTTACAATACGTTAACCGTAGCTAAGGCTCAATCAACATTTGGTATTAAAAATGTTGCTGCCAGAGTAGATGAACTTCGCAAAGAAGGTCATGCAATTTACACGAATGCCAAAACGGTAAATGGAAAGAAAGTTACATTCTATCGCATGGGTACACCAACTAGAAAAGTTGTTGCTGCCGGTGTTGAGTATTTACGCCTTCGTGGCGAAAAAGCTTTTGCTTAGAGTATAGCTTTGACTTAAAATTGGAGCGATATAAATAATATTGCTCCTTTTTTTTATTTAACTCTAATGGATATATTATGGAACTCAAAATTAATGTAGATGAACTGAAAAAGTGTAAACTTTTTATAGCAACACCAATGTATGGTGGTCAATGTTTTGGTCTTTATGCCAAAGCCGCATTAGACCTACAAACCCAAATGATGAAATACGGAATCGAAACTAAGTTTTCTTTTCTATTCAACGAATCTTTAATCACTCGTGCTAGAAACTACCTTGCAGATGAATTCTTAAGGTCAGGATATACTCACTTGATGTTTATTGATGCAGATGTTCAATTCAACCCACAAGATATCGTTGCTTTATTGGCACTAGATAAAGATATTGTTGGCGGACCTTATCCTAAAAAGTCAATGAATTGGAAAAATATTGCTGAAACAGCAAGAAAACATCCTGATATGGATGTTAATGAATTGAATAAAGTGGTTGGCGAATATGTATTTAATGTCGTTAAAGGCACAAAACAATTTACAGTAACAGACCCGATTGAAGTAATGGAAATTGGCACAGGACACATGATGATTAAACGCCGAGTGTTCGAGAAGATGCAAGAAGAATTTCCTTTAATTAGATATAAACCAGACCATGTTGGTCAAAAACATTTTGATGGAAAGAATTATATTCATGCTTTCTTTGATACAATCATTGATACAAAAGATAGTTATACTGGCGGTGGTACTGACCGATATCTATCAGAAGATTATATGTTCTGCCAAATGTGGCGAAAGACTGGTGGTAAAATTTGGTTATGTCCTTGGATGAAAACTCACCATATTGGAACTTATGCCTTTACCGGCGATATGGGTGCAGTCGCAAAATACACAGGTAAATTATAATGTTAATTGGCGTTGTCGGATTCATGGGGTCTGGCAAAGGAACAGTTGGTGATATTATCCAAAAACAAGGATATAACAAAGACAGTTTTGCTAAGCCATTAAAAGATGCTTGTGCTGAAATATTTGCATGGGATAGAAGATTACTTGAGGGAGATTCAGAAGAGTCCAGAAACTGGCGAGAACTTCCCGATGAGTATTGGTCAAAAGCCTTTGGTCGCCAATTTACACCAAGAGAAGCCTTACAATTATTAGGTACAGAAGGTGGTCGCAATGTCTTTCACAAAGATATATGGGTTCATTCTCTTATGAAAAGAGCTCAAGATACCAACACTGTTGTTACTGATGTAAGATTTCGCAATGAAATTGAAATGATTCATAAACAAGGTGGTAAAATTGTAAGAATAATCAGAGGACCTGAAGTAAAATGGTTTGAAGATGCTGTAAATGTGAATAAAGGTCCTAAGAAAAACTATCGTTGGTCAATGGCCTGCATGAGGATGCAAGAACTTAAAATTCATTCCTCTGAATTTGATTGGGTTGGATGTCATATTGATTATACAATTGAAAACAATGGCACTATTGCTGAACTAGAAACTGAAGTTCTTAGAATGTTGGATAATGATATTTTCATGGCAAGATAGTGAGATATTATTTCAATAAGATAATACTTTGGTTCTGTATCATACTCTTTTTTACAATATGGTATCAAATAATATATAAGATAAGTTGTAACTTCTTATGTGAAAAACCAAAATCTGAATATACTACAGAAGTAGACTATGACAGCTTAACTCCAGAAGAAAAAAAGATAGCCTTCGAGAAAATTAGACTAGAAAGAATTGAACAGATGAATTCATTAAAATGAGGAAAACAAATAAAGTTTACCTCTTTTCTATGAATATTTGTAGTAGGATGTTAAAGTAAGTGAAAAGAAACAAAATTTATTATTATAAGGTGAAACTATATTATGAAACTTTCGAATGAAACATTATCGATATTGAAAAACTTTGGTGCAATCAACCAAGGTATTTTATTTAAAGCAGGTAAGACATTAAAGACTGTATCTTCTCATAAGAATATTCTAGCACAAGTGAATATTGCTGAAGAAGTTCCTGCAGAATTTGGCGTTTATGACCTCAACAACTTTTTATCCGTCATCTCGTTAGGCACTGACCCGACATTTGAATTTGAAGATAAAAATGTAATTATTGTTAGTAACAAAGGTCGTTCAAAAACAAAATATCGTTTTTGTGAACCAACAATGATTGTTACTCCTCCAGAAAAAGAACTTGTAATGCCTGAACCAGAAATATCAATATCTTTATCAGCCGATGATTTTAGTGATATCATGAGAACAGCTGCAGTTCTATCTTCTCCACAAATCGCAGTTGAATCTAATGGCACGAAAATTAGTCTTGCTACTCTAGATACTTCTAACGATTCTTCACATACAAACACTCTTGAAATTGCTGACGGCGATACTAAAGTTTATAAAATGATTTTCAAAACAGAAAACTTATCTAAACTATTACCAGGTAGCTATGATGTAAATATTTCATCAAAAGGTATTTCGCATTTCAAAAACAAAGATATTGATTTACAATATTGGGTGACAACTGAACAAGGTTCTAAGTTTGAATCTTAATTTATTATATTATATTATGAGGTATGTGAAAAATGGAACATTTATTATGGACGGAAAAGTATAGGCCAGTAACAATTGCAGATTGTATATTACCTGAAAGGTTAAAGAAACCTTTTCAAGAGTATGTCAATCAGAAAAGTATTCCCAATCTTCTTTTATCTGGTGGTGCAGGTGTTGGTAAAACAACTGTTGCAAAAGCTATGTGTGAAGAAATTGGTTGTGACTATCTAGTCATTAATGGTTCTGATGAAAGTGGTATTGATACATTCAGAACTAAAATCAAGAACTATGCTTCTTCGATGTCACTTGTTGGTGGCAGAAAAGTTATTATCATGGATGAAGCAGACTATCTAAATCCAAACTCAACTCAACCCGCTCTTCGTAATGCAATAGAAGAATTTGCAGGAAACTGTTCATTCATATTTACTTGTAATTATAAGAATCGTATTATTGAACCATTACATTCTAGATGTGCTGGTGTTGAATTCTCTCTTAAAGGAAATGAGAAGTCTCAAATGGCAACTCAGTTTATGCAGAGAATCGAATCAGTTCTGGTAACAGAAAAAGTTGAATTCGAGAAAGCTGTGATTGCTGAATTGATTAAGAAACATTTCCCTGATTTCAGAAGAGTAATTAATGAGTTACAAAGATACTCACAATTTGGTAAGATTGATACTGGCATTTTGGCTCATATTGGTAATGTTCAAATTGACCAGATTACACAATATCTAAAAGAGAAGAACTTTAATTCAATTCGTAAATGGGTTGCAACTACTGACATAGATTCTAATACGGTGTTCAGACAAGTTTATGAAGCTCTTTATGATATGATGAAGAAAGAATCGATACCTCAAGCAGTATTAATTATTGCAGACTATCAATACAAGAATGCTTTTGTAGCTGATTCAGAAATTAATTTAGTTGCATGTTTAACTGAATTGATGGCTAACTGCGAATTTAAATAATGAGTAGCCCATTCGATTACTCAAACCAAATATTATACGGCGGCAAACAATTAATTGTTGATGATATAACTGAACTTGGTTATAAACCATTCTTAATTAATCGGACTTTATCCTACCATAAAGACTGTATATTTTATGCCAACGAGATGAATCAACATCATCACCTAGAATCTAGGTTGCAGAATGACTTTTTACTAAATATAGTTAGAAAGAGCAAAAGGCCGTTTGCTAAGTGGGTGAAAACTGAGAAGATTGCAAATATAGAATGTATCAAACAGGTCTATAATATCTCAAATTCCAAAGCGAGAGAAGTCCTCTCAACCCTCACGAAAACGCAACTAGAAGAATTAGCCAATTCAGCCAACACTGGCGGTTTAGGTAAGAAGGGATAAATGTATGGTAGATTTAAACGATTTCATTGAGGTCACTCTTAATCATCAAGATGACTTTTTAAAAGTTCGTGAGACACTCACACGAATAGGTGTATCTTCTCGTAAAGAAAAGATTCTATATCAATCTTGTCATATATTACACAAGCAAGGTAGATATTATATTGTACATTTCAAGGAATTGTTTGGACTGGATGGAAAACCATCCAATATATCTGAGAATGATATACAAAGAAGAAATGCAATAGCAAAATTATTAGAGGAATGGGCTTTAGTTAAAATTCTAAATCCAAAACCATTAGAAGATAATGTGGCACCTCTACATCAAATAAAGATTATCTCATATAAAGAAAAAGATGATTGGGAATTAATTGCAAAATATAATATAGGCAAAAAACCTATGGAGCATGAATAATATAACCAAAAGGTTATAAATAAGAATCTGGTTGGCAGACCAGTTTAAAACTGTCACTTTGATGATGCCTTCGGGGTCATCTTTTTGAAACTCGCTTAACAAGGAGAAACAACATGACATTAAGTCAACGCTTTTCATTTAGCCCTCTATATAACTCTACACTTGGATTCGAACAACTATTCGGTGAAGTTGAACAGATGCTAGCATCAACACCTAACAACAATACTCAAACCTCATTTCCACCTCACAACATCGTTAAAGTCGATGAATACCATTATGTGGTAGAACTCGCTGTGGCTGGATATAATAAGTCTGAGATTGATATTACGGTTGATGATGGCCATTTGATAATTAAGGGCAATAAAGACGAACAATCCAAAAATGTAGATTTATCAGATATTGAATATTTACATCGAGGTATTGGTCTTCGTTCTTTTACCAAAACAGTCAAAATTGCTGATACGGTGGAAGTTCGTGGTGCCGAATATACAGATGGCATCTTACGAATAGGTTTAGAGAATGTAATTCCTGAACATAAGAAACCTCGCAATATTGAAATTAGTGACGAATCGCTTAATTTATTTAAGCCAGAACTATTAAATGAAAGTAAAACAGGTAAACGTAAATGAATGGTGGGAGTTCCTAAACTCCCACTTTTTTAACATTGGAGATATATGATGGCAGATATAGATTATAGAAAAAAGGCTCATAAAAAAACTGGTCCAAGTTTCAAGTTACACAAACAATTTAAAACAATGTCAAGTGGTATGACTGGCACAAAAGATTACGTCTTTAAAAACGCAATCGTTGATGCACTTGCTACTGGCGTTCGAACAAGCAACCGCAAGGTTAAAGCAATGGGAGAATAAAATTGAAACTATCTGAAAACTTTACACTACAAGAATTTACTAAAAGCCAAACAGCAATTCGAATGGACATTGATAATACTCCAGATGATGGTCATCTAGAAAATGCAAAAGCCTTATTCGATAATGTTGTGCAAAAGGTCAGAGACCATTTTGGCGTAACAACAATCAATTCAGGATATCGTGGTCCAGAACTTAACAAAGCAGTAGGCGGTTCATCTAAATCACAACACTGTCACGGTGAAGCTGCCGACATAGAGTGTCCTGGTGTCGCCAATGCAGACCTGGCTCAGTATATTGTAGACAACCTCGACTTCGACCAAGTAATATTGGAGTTTTATACTCCAGGTATTGATGACTCTGGTTGGGTTCATGTAAGTCACAAAACAGATGGTAGCAACCGTAAAAGAGCTTTAACTGCTATGAAAGAAAATGGCAAAACTGTATACAAGGTAGGACTAATAAAATAGTCTAGAACAATTTAATGATTTTCTCTATTGCTTTTAGCTGTCAAGTAGTATAAAATACCTTTAACAAATAGAAATTGTTTGTTAAATCTCAAGGCAGACTTTGTAGAAATACTCTCTGTTGACCTGGTTCTTTAATATAACTTTTTAAAAAGGAATCAATACTATGTGGACAACTCCATCAGCAACTGAAATGCG